GACGGACGAGCAGGACATTCTGACGGCCATCGAGATTTTAGGAGATAAACGTGGCAAGTGAAGGCATCGCATACGATAGAGCGGAACTTCGCAGAATCACACGATCATTTAAAGCGATGGATGAAGAAGGCGTAGCAGCCGCAAAAGAAATCGGCGGCGAACTAGCAACTTATGCAGCGAATGAAATCAAAGTCGCTTCATTAGGTCGCACCGTATCTGCCCTCGGAGTTCGTCGCGTAGCAGCCGGCGTTCGCGTATCAAAGTCAAGCAAAATCGGCGAGTTCTCATACGGATTCGCAACGCAAAGATTCAGCGGCGGCGGCACGACACAGCAACTAGTTTACGGATTGGAGTTCGGCTCTAAGAGATTTAAGCAATTTCCGTCATACTCAGGGCGCAGCGGACGTGGTGGCACCGGTTACTTTATCTATCCGACACTTCGTCGAATCCAGCCAGAACTTGTAGCAAGGTGGGAACGTCGATTTGCAGAGATAGTGAGTAAATACTAATGGCCGGTAATCGCACCTTAAAGCTCACGATATTAGGCGACACCGAGAACCTTGTAAAAAGTCTCAAAGGCGCAGAAAAAGATACTGAGACCTTTGGCGAAAAAGCCGCTGAATTTGGCAAGAAAGCCGCTGCTGCCTTTGCAGTTGCCGGAGCCGCCATAACTGCCTTCGCCGTTAGCGCGGTAAAGGCAGCGGCTGAGGACGAAGCGGCTCAACTTAAATTAGCTGAAACAATTCGCAGCACTACAAAAGCCACGGCCGACCAGATAGCCGGAGTCGAAGATTACATAACGCAGACGAGCATCGCCGTGGGAGTTACGGACGATAATCTCAGGCCGGCCTTTTCAAGACTTGTCAGAAGTACGCAGGATGTTGAAGAGGCGCAGAAGCTACTAAATCTGGCATTAGACCTATCGGCTGCAACCGGTAAACCATTAGAGGCGGTCAGCAATGCTCTGGGACGCGCTTACGACGGCAACACTTTAGCCCTGGGCAGATTAGGGCTTGGACTCGATGCCAGCACTTTAAAAAGTGGAGACTTTGATGCGATATTTCAGCAACTTAACGGAACCTTTGGAGACTTTGCAGAGAACGCCGGGCAATCGACTCAAAAGCAACTTGAACGCGTCCAAATCGCATTAGACGAAGCAAAGGAATCGGTCGGAGCAGCGTTACTTCCGGTCGTTCAAGAATTGACTCAGTTTATTTTAGAAAAATTCGTCCCTGCTTTAAATTCATTTATTGATGGTTTAACCGGTAAGAAAAGCGTACAAGGTTCGTTAACTGAATCGCAAAAGACTGCGGAAGCTTGGGGCAAAAAAGTCAGAGGTTTAATCGACACGATCATCGAGTTAAAAGACGAATTGACTATTGTCGCAGGTGTAATTGCGACAGTGTTCGTTGTAAGTAAAATCGCCGCTGGCGTACAAGCTACGATTCTATTGATTCAGGGATTAGTTGCCGCTTACACGGCTTTAAGAAATAGTGCAGCGGCGGCGGCAATAGCCTCGCGATTTGCCTTAAATCCATTAGCCGGACTTGGCACAGCTGCTGCCCTTGTTGGAGCCATAATTGCAGCTACGCGGTTATTTGATAATCAGGCAAATGCTGCTGCTTTGGCCGGTGGTAACACGGTGAGAGCAGAAAGCCTACCTGAAGGATTTACGGCCGGGACTAGGGTTACACCTAGCGGAACCGTCGTAAGTGGAGGCGCAGTCGTAACAGGTGGAGCGACGGTCGTTAGCGGTGCAGCCGTGGCAACTACTGCAAAGCCCGCAGCCGTCGAGGTTACGAAAAAGAGCGCAGAAGAGATAGGCGATGTTTTTGCCAATAGTTTTAGAGGATTAATCGGAGGAACGCTTGACGTCGCTGGATTTAGAGCCTTTGAAGAGACAGGGTCGCGAGCAGGTTTAGCTTTGCCCATAGGTCCTACATTCAACCCAGCTAGATTTCGGATGGGAGAAGAACGCAATCTGACAATCAACGTTAACGCGCCAAGCATTATTGATAAGCCCGCCTTTGCTGAAGCCGTCGTTGATGCTTTAAACGAGGCGCAGTATCGTTCTGGGGCCGGCGGGTCTCAGATAATACTATGACGCTCTGGGTCCCGGAATGGCGGGTCAAAATAAACCAGACGGAAATTACGACTGCAACGCTAAGCAATCTGACGATTACTAGCGGTCGCACGGACATTTATTCGCAGCCTACTGCCGGCTACTGCAACATAACACTTGTCGAAACTAACGAGACCTCGATTCCTTATGAAATTAACGATGGTCTGACGATAGAAATAAAAAAAAGTAACGGAACTTATGTAAATCTATTCGGTGGATTCATAACCGATTTAGCGATTCAAGTCGGCACAAGCGGAACAAATGCCACTAGGCAGAACATCAACATTATCGCCGTCGGAGCTTTGGCGCGGTTAGCCCGTTCTATATTCGAAGGCAATATTGCCAGCGATTTTGATGGAGACCAGATTTACGAACTTCTGTCCACGGTTTTATTTGACCAATGGAACGAAGTCCCAGCTGCTGAAACTTGGAACGCTTATGATCCTGCGGTTCAATGGGAAGACGCAGAAAATAGCGGACTTGGAGAGATAGACCGTCCAGGCGATTATGACCTGGCTTCGCAGAACGGCGTTACGGATAACGTCTACGATTTAGCTTCGGGAATAGCAACCTCTGGCCTGGGTTATCTTTATGAGGATTCGTCTGGTCGTATCGGTTACGCGGACTCGACGCATCGAAGCCAATATTTATCGAATAATGGATACGTAGACTTAGATGGAAGCCACGCGTTCGCGCCTGGAATGGCGGTTACAAAGAGAGCGGGAGACGTCCGGAACTCGATAACCATCGCTTATACCTCATCTGGTAATTCAACCGTAACAGATAGCGACGCCGCCTCGATTAGCGAATATGGGCAACTGGCGACCAATATCCGCACGACCCTCAAGAATCAAAACGACGCAGAAGACCAGGCCGCTTTTTATCTATTGATTAGGGCCTATCCGCAGTTCCAGTTTACGCAGGTAACGTTCCCGCTGGGTTCCACCGACATCGACAATGCCGACCGGGATGCTCTACTTGAGGTCTTTATGGGTCTCCCGGTCAACATCCAAAATCTGCCCGGAAATATGGTCGATGGCGAATTTCAGGGATTTGTCGAAGGTTGGACCTTTTCGGCCGGCTATAAATCTTTAAGTCTGCGGATGACGGTCAGCCCGATAGCCTTTAGCTTGCAGGCCTTCCGTTGGAACTCGGTACCGGTCGTCGAACAATGGGCCACGTTATCGCCGACGCTTGACTGGCTAAACGCTACGATTGTCGCATAAAGGAGACCTATGCCAAATACAACGAACTTTAACTGGGCCACACCTGCGGACACCGACCTTGTAAAAGATGGCGCAGCCGCTATCCGGACACTTGGTAACTCAATCGATTCATCTTTCGTAGATTTAAAAGGCGGCACAACAGGCCAGGTCTTAACAAAAGCATCAGGCACAGATTTAGATTTTAATTTTACGACTCCGCTTTCTAATCCTTTAACAACAACGGGCGACATAATTTATTCATCAAGTGGTTCTACACTAGCAAGATTAGGCATTGGGACAGCGGGGCAAATTCTTAAAGTCAATTCGGGAGCAACAGCACCTGAATGGGGCGCAGTTTCAAATCCAATTAAGCAAATTGTTTTAGATCAAACAGACACACAAACACAAGAAACAAATGCTTCTTATGTAGATATTGATAATTTAAGTGTAACGATAACACCATCAAGCGTTAGCAATAAAATTGTTATTATGGCAGCAATACCTGTAACCGCAGCAAGACAATCAAACTCGGTAACTCGGGCAATGTTTCAATTGCTACGCGGTGCGACAGTTTTAGAAGAATGGGAAAGGTCTGCTGGAATAGAAGCGGGAACTGGAAGCAGCGGCTATGTAGAACTTAGCACCTGCTTTGCTCCCATTTATGAAGATAGCCCTGCAAGCACTTCGGCACTGACATACAAATTTCAAATAAAACTTAATTCATCAGGTAGTAGCGGAATCGTAAGAACTAATAACGGAGCAGGCACAGCCACACTAATCGCATTGGAGATATAATGGAAATTAGCCAATTAATTATTTTATTAGAAGCTGTCGAAAGTTTATCTCCAGGGACTACTTTTACGATGCGCGACAATGATTTAAATACGATTGAGTATAAATCGAATGGAAATCCAACGCCAAGCAAAACAGAATTAGTGCGTGAGATAAATCGTCTGCAACAAGTCAAAAATGACTTGATTGCTAGTGCAGAAGTAAAAAGGGCACAAGCCGAAGCAAAGTTAGCCGCTTTAGGGTTAGATGCGGATGATTTAAAGGCTCTCGGTCTTTAGGACAATACCTTAAAATTATGACCTATACAGAAGGCACAGCTCAACGCGTCTGCCAAATCTCATTGGAAGAAATCGGTTATGTTGAAGAGCCGGTTAACATCACAAAATACGGAAAACACACAGGCGCAGACGGCTTGCCCTGGTGCGGTTCGTTCGTTAATTGGTGCTTCCAAAAGGCGGGCGTTAGATTGCCATCGATGGTGTCTACATCGGCCGGAGCGCAACGGATGAAAGATGTCGGTCGTTGGACACAAGACCCTGCGCCCGGTGATTTAGCATTTATGGATTTCCCACACGATGGCATCGACCGGATTTCTCATATTGGAATCGTCGTAAAAGTTGGACCAAAGAACTGCTTTATTGTTGAAGGTAACACTAGCGGCACCGGAGACCAGCGCAACGGTGGACAAGTGATGTTAAAGAAAAGGCCCAGGATCAGTGGACCCATCGTCGGTTATGCCCGTCCGAAGTTCGTAACTTCGCTCGATGCGTTCCCGGTCGTCGATGACGTTGCAGATAACGTAATCGAAGAAAAGCCCAAAAAGAAAAAAGGAGCCAAGAAAAATGGCACAACTAAAGGCACTACTAGCGAGCTGGAGTAGGTCATTCTTAGCCGCAGGAATCGCGGTCTATTTGGCCGGAGTTACAGACCCGAAGGCGATAGCCGGAGCCGGTCTAGCTGCGGTCCTTCCAGTTATTTTGCGCTGGCT